GAAACAGAATGAGCAAAAATAAAATGCCGCCTGAACTCTTGGAGCACTTCAAGAAAAAAGAAGCCAAGAACGAAGACGGAAGTGAGATGTCGGATAAAGAGAAAAGAAAAGCAGCCCTAGATAAAGCCCGTAAATACCAAGCAAACAAAAGAAACAAAGACGATAACAAATAGGGTAGTATTCAGTAATACACTGAACGATATCTACCGTGCCTGCATATCAGCATCTTGCCTACCGTCGTAACGCACAAGCTGCTGCACGCAAGCAACAAATTCGTATTCCACGAAACCTTGAATCTCTTCAGAAAGCAAGGGAAGATTTTGGTTTCTTTTGTGAGTACGTAGCTGATAAACCTCCTGCTCAACACCACAAGGAGTGGCATCGTCACTTTGTAACCGATCAGGACAGCACTTGTCTTTTGAAGATTGCTGGACCTAACGTTGATCTACTGGCACCCAGGGGCTCCGCTAAAAGCACGGTCCTTGGTTTGTTTACTGCATGGGCCATTGGTATCCACACGCAAGCCAAGAAGCCGCTACAGATCCTTTACTTGTCTTACACGGTTGATATTGCACGTTCTAAGTCGGCAACCATTAAACGCATCATCGAAAGCAAACGATACCAAGAAGTATTCCCAACAGTCCGTCTTCTTAAGAACGTCACCAGTAATGAGTACTGGTCGATTGACCATAAGTTTGCGGGCATTGACACCACGGGTGAAGAACAATTCACACTCTGCGCAGCAGGCCTTAAAGGTTCGGTGACCTCCAAGCGTTCACACCTTGTGATTATTGATGACGCCATTAAATCTGCGGCTGATATCTCTAACCCTGACATCCGTAAACAGATGCAGGACAACTGGAATGCGGTGATTGCACCCACCATGTTTGAAGGGGCACGGGCTATCTGCCTTGGTACCCGCTTCAGACATGATGATATTCATTCCACAACATTTAATACGCAAAACAACTGGCTGCAAATTGTGTTGTCCGCAATCTTGCAAGATCCTAAATCTGGGGATGAACAATCGTATTGGCCAGAGATGTGGTCATTGGATTACTTGAAGGAAAAGAAACGACAAGCGCCTATTGCTTTTTCGTTCCAGTACATGAATCAAGTCATCAGGCAAAATGAATTGTCGTTGGCTCCAGAGCTGATTGTTAAAGCGGAGATTGCAACAGAGTTCGACACGCTTGCCGTAGGGGTTGACTTATCAGCTGGTACGAAAGAAAAGAATGATTACACCGTTATGGTACTTGGTGGACGCATTGGGGATCAGATTCACGTCATTGATTACCGCCGCTTGCGTGTGATGGGCAACCTAGAAAAACTAGATGCTCTTAAAGAATTGCTTAATGATTGGTCGATACTTGGCTGCGATGAAAGCGGTAATTACTTTCCGACCTACTCCACGTGTGACATTTACTCAGAAGCAGTGCAGTACCAGGCTTCTCTTGAAGCCGACTTTAAGCGTGTGTGTCTAAACAACGAAAGTCTTTACAACTTGAATTGGCATCCCGTTAAAGGATTCCGTGCTGATAAGCTGGCACGCTTCCGTGGTTGTATGGGACTTTTTGAGGACCGTAAGATCATCTTCAATCGCTATCGCAACTTCACCGCGATGTTTGAAGAGCTGACAAACTTTGGTGTTAGCAGTCATGACGACTGTGTCGACGCTCTCGTTTGGATGATTAATGGCCTCATGAAAAAAGGTAAACTCCAACTTGATTACTAAACCTTAGAATTAGAAAAAAGCGAATTTGGTCGTGGGGCCTGAATACATTGCTATCGGTTTGACGGCCGTTGTGTCCGCTATTACTGGTGGCAGTTGGGTCGCAGGTAAGATCCTTGGCAGGCAAAACGACCAGATCCAACAAGCTTTTAATTACATCGGTTCGCAAAAGCGAAGGATTGACGTCTTGGAAGACGATTTAAAACGTATGCCTTTAGAGTACGTTCTCAAGGTTGACTTCCTAAGAGAGATCCAACAAATGCATGACAACTTCAATCAAATTAATGCAAAACTTGATAAGCTAGTTGAGAAATTACTTGAATCCAAATGAGTTACATCCTCGAGGTCCAGGAGGACGAGAACGGAGATCAGTACATTGTTCTTCCCGATGAGGTAATAGAAGAGCTTTGCTGGCAAGAAGGCGACGTACTTAATTGGGATGTCCGTGGTACTGGCATCATCATTTCCAAGGTCAATGATGCGGCTGGCTACGAGGTTATAGAAGAGTAGAATAAACGGATCAGAGAGCAACATTAGCCAACAAAACTGCTAGTATTTAGATAAAAGACAAGGTGAATAATGGCTGACGCTAAAGCCCGACTCCACGAAATCATCAATGCTTACCTGGATAAAAACAGTGACATTGTTGTAGATACGGGTATTGTTGCGTCCCATATTGCACAGATGAAACTCTTTGGTATTCGCCAAGGAGTTGAGTTCTTTCCAGGACAAGATAACTTTGGTGCTCAGCGCAAAGACTTTATCGACAGGGTCCTTAAGTACAACAAGATGGATACCCGTTTGGATTCCATCTGGGAATACTTTTTGTGTGATGGTAAAGGACTTTTTTACATCCGTCCTACCAAGCAAAGCTATAGACTTTATTACTTCCGCGAACACGAATATCGTGCGTACTACAACGTTGACGGTGAGCTTGACGAAGTTGTAATCATCTACAGCTACAAAGTTCGCCGTGGCAACGGCTTTGGCGATCAAATCAACACAGTCAATATCACTGGATCGCAAAGCACATACAATCCCGGCGCTAAGCGTTATATCCGATTGTCAATTAAACCAAAAGAAATTGAAGAGACGCACTCCGATTCGGAGCTGAATTTTGACATGCCAACCTATGCGTTAACAGGTAATACCAAAACGCTTAAAAATAGTCTTGGCTTTATTCCTTGCGTTGAAATCATTAACAACACCCAAGGCTTTTCAAATGAAGGCTCTGGTGAGTTTGATGCAGTTGCTAATCACATCTGTACGCATGATGAATTGATGCGCACCATGCGCAAGAACATTACTTTCTTTGGTAACCCAACACTACTTTCGTCACGTCCCAAGACAGACCTGATGGAAGCAGGTGGGGACATGAGTGTTCAGCGACCTTCGATTGCAGCAAACTCTGGCTTCACGAGTCCTGCTGCCTTGAGTCGCTCTACGTTCAAAGCAGATCCTGTCAGCCGTGGTGCTGATGGTCAGATCCGTGTACCAAGAGTCATCGCAAACCTGGAACCAAACGACCGTGTTGGTTACATTGTCCCCGATGCAATTACAGGTGACCAAAACGCATTTGCGCGTCAGTATCGAGAAGAGATCCGTACAGCACTTGGTGGTGTTGATGAACTGTCTATCTCTGCAGGCGTTACTGCAACTGAGTACAAATCACTGTTTGGTCGCGTAGCTGCTACATCCAAGAAAAAAGCAAATGCTATTTACACCCATGGCATCTGTCGTTGTCTTGAGTTGATTGTTTACCAGGAAGAACAACTTTTTAAGACGACGCTTGCGATGGCAGCAGGATTAGAAAAGCCCGTGGATCTACCTGACGGCGCTTCCCCAGAAGAAGAGATGGCATATGAAGAAGCAATGAAGCAATACAATGACCAACTCAAACAACTTATGATGGCTTGTGTGGAGACCCAACAAATTCCACCCAAGGTTATTGGTCTTATTCCGGACGGTGATTTAACTATTTTGTGGCGTTGGATGGGTCCTGTTTATGAGGACTCCACCCAAGACATCCTCAACAACTCCATCGTGGTACGGAACCTCCAGGAGTTAGGTGTTGATAGCATTGAAGCACTGAAATACCTCTTCCCGTCTAAGACGGATGAGGAAAGGGCCGAGATGTTATCTGGGTTCCCTTTCAGGATGGTGAACGAATTACAGGGTGCATACTCTCAATTCGCTCGCTTAGTGGGGGGAATGATGCAGACTCCCCACCCGCAAGCACCGGATCTTCCGATGGCTGCGGATCCAAGATTGGATTTAACTCCATATCTGTATCGAACATTAGAAGCTCTACAAAAGGAGATGAGTTATGCAGGACGCTACCGTCCAATCGATCCCACAGACGAGCCAAGCACCAGTGGCGGTGGCTCCAAGCAGCTACGTGGTACCA